AACCACTATTTGTGCTTCCTTTACCTTTAACTTGAATACTTGTTAATGCTTTACTTAGTTTATCACATTCTACTGTAAATATCATTTATTATCACCTTTAATTAAAGTCATTACCCCGTATATAGGTTCTTCTCCATATACACACCAACCAAACCAACTTCTGTCATTAAGAAGTTCATATTCACTCATTTGTTCTTTAGTCCATTTATACAAGCATGGTCTATATATTTTAATATAACCTTCTTTATCCATTGAAGATATAACAAGTTCTCCTAATCCTGAATGTGGTGGTATATTATCTATTTGAGAATCAATACTCAAATTGAACCCTCACGCAATTCAGGAATACCATTCCAAACTATATTAGGTGCTTTACCTTCTCTAATAGTCCATGTTTTACCTACTAAATTACCATTAGTTCTTGAACCGACTAATTGTGCAACATAGTGTAATTCACCTTTAATATTCTTCTTTTGACAATGTATCTCTTGTTCTAATTTTCCGCCCCAATCTCGCCATGCAGGTTGAACTCCAACAGGAACATTATCTACATATTTTTCTGCTTCATGCGTAATAAAAATTACATCACATTTAAGTCTATAAATAGAAACCATTAGAGCCTCAAAGGTTTTATTTCTTGGCCCGTATTGATACGGCATCATTTTAGTTACTTTAGTAGGGTCAGGGTTTATTTTGTAAATACAACTATTAAACCATGTATCTACACCATCAATAACAAATATAGGATTTTCTCCTTCTTGTATTTTACCATGCACATATTTTACAAAATCTCTTGAGTTTTGCTCAGACTTGTAAATATCTAATTTAGCGTCAGAATCTTGCACTATCGGGTCAAACACTTCAATTCTTTCTGTTGCGTTATGGCAGGTAATCCATGTAGATTCAACGCCACTATCCCAATCAAGCACATATATTTTTCTATCAGGAAAATCTAACGCAAGACCTGTTTTACCTGTTTTTGGTTCTCCCCAAATACCCAAAACTAATCTTGGTTTTCTATCTTTTCTTTTGTTTTCCATTTGCTTTTTATGCATCTCCAAAAATGTTTCACTTGGAAGTGCATTACCACTTGAACTTGTTAATCCCATTATTTTCACCATTCCTCTATTAAATCTTCTTCATCTATTGCTAAGTATTGTCCTCTAATATCAGCCCAAGCCTGTATTAAGGTTTTAAGTGCTAATACATTCTCACATACATACCTTGCTTCTTTTGAACCGATATGTAGTTTAGTCCAATAAGTTCCTTCTTCATTGTCATTTTCTTTCCAAGTTATAAAATCAACATTGTATAAATCAACTAAATAACTATTCTTCTTTAATAAATATCTATTTCCTTTTAAATCATCCATATATTCACCCCCATTTAAGGGATATAGGCTTCGCACCTATATGGCCGTCATTAACGCCAACGACTACACAAAGATTGATTACTCAATCAAAACCAATCAAAATCTTCTTCAACTGGTTGTGCCACTTCAACTGCTGAACCATGCTTAATTACACAGTAAATACCTGTTGTATTGATAGTTACTGGTTCAACTCCTTCATCAGTAGTTCTTTGGCTAGTTCTTCCAACTACAATAACTGATGAGCCTATTCCAAAGTCAAGACTCAAATGCTCAGGAATCCAACAAGTAGTAATACCGTCGTTATCATAATCCATTTCTGCATTTAAATCAGTTAAGTTAATGATTCTATTACCGTTTGAGGTAGGAATCATATTCATATTACAAACTGTTCCGTCTGTAATGACAAATCTTTCTTTAGAAGGCAAAGAAGCCCTTTCAAGATGTGCTTTGTTCATTTCAACTAAAGGAACTAAATGACTACTGAAATTGTTTTTTAGACAATCTTCAAAGTCAAAGTTAGACATATCACGATATAAGTCGTTTTCAACATCCATATCAGTATTCATAGTTAAACTATCCACAGTCAATGTTTTTGCTCCATAAATGTCAGTTCCGTTAGAACCCAATACACAAAGGAAATGACACCATTCAAATGTGTTTGGTGCAAAATCAACTCCGCCTTGATTCTTATATGAGAAATAATAAGGCTTCATTTCGCCTGTTCCCAAAGAACCATAGAAAACACCGCTTCTTCTCATTTGTTCAGGAGGAAGGGGTTTTCCGTAATTATTGTTTTTACCACCATTCATATAAACTGGTGTGTTATCCAAAGGAATAAAGAAACGACCATCTTCTGTTTCTTCTGTTCCCGAAGGAAGCGTGGTTAAAGTTTTTTCATTGTATTCACCATTATGGTATCTTGATACAATCCACTTTCCTAAAGCATTTTGTGTAGCAACTGCAACAATACCACTTTCAAGGGCATTTGTTTCATTACGCAAAAACTCTTCTTTTGCTTTCATTCTGTTATATGCCATCATATCTCTTGGTGCATCCAAAGAAACAAAGAAACCAAAAGCAGACTTGTAAAAGGAATCATCGCTGTTTCCTTCTGTATTATTGTCATTACTTTGTGCCCTTCGTGTGTTAGCAACATAATTTCGCCATAGACCCTTAGCAATAGGGTTTGTTGGTTCAATGTTGTTTTCACGGCAAATTTCTTCAAACTTTGCCATTCCTTCTTCAGCACTCAAGCCAATAACTTCAGCACCTTTCAATATTTCGTTTTTCATGTTTTCATCCATATTTTCACCTACTTATCTTTTTTTGTTTTGTTTTTTCCTACAATAACTGCCCTATTAACCATGAGGCTAATAATTTAGGGGTCATTGTATTGGAACGCCATTCGCTTTCTCCTAATGTTCTTAACATCTTGAATTTAAAATTATTATCTAATCCTTCTGAATTAATTACGGCATCATGTAATCCGACACAGATTTCTCTAATAGACTTACCATCATGCAAAAGGTTATGAATACTGTTCAAAGAATTAGAATTTTTATTTGTAATTGATATTAATAATTTATTATAGTCAGTTAAACCAATTGCTACTTGCTTAGAGAGCGTTGAATTACTGGCTTTAGCCGCTTGTAATTCAGTAATCGCCCTACGCATATCACCATTCATAGAGTATATAAACGACCCTAATTCATCTTGGGAGAAATGAGTTATTTCTTCACGCTTGAGAATAGAATTGATTACTTCTAACATGGCTTCATTAGAAAGTGGTTTGAAATGATAGTTTGCACATCTGCTTTGAAGTGCAAAGATAATTTTATTTCTATCATTACAAGTAATAATAAATCTTACATTACTTGCATATCTTTCCATGATTCTTTTAAGAGCGTTTTGTGCATCATTAGTCATACCATCCATTTCATCTAATAATACGATTCTAAAGGGTGCATCACCTATTGTTCCGCTTTGTGCTATATTCTTAATAGTAGTTCGCACATTCTCTAATCGTCTATCATCAGAAGCATTTACTTCTACAAAGTTATCTTTAAAAGAATCACCAAGTATTTCTTTTCCAATAACTAATCCTGCTCCTGTCTTTCCATTTCCAGGATTTCCGAATAATAACAGATTAGGCATGTTTTTTTCTTCAATCCATGCTTTTGCATCCATTACAAAGTGTGGCTGTCCTATAATTTCATTTAGTTTATTTGGTCTGTATTTTTCTGTCCATAACATTTTTATCACCTATTATTATATCTTTCTCTTGCTCTTTTATTTTTTAATTGTCTGCGAAGTCTTTCATTCATAGAAGTCGCCAACTCAACGAATAATTCAATTGATTCATTATGAATAATACTATATAGTGTATTATACTGAGGTTCTGTCAGTTCTTCCCATAATTTCATCTGCATAAAATTATTATACTTACCCCTTCTAGTTTGCTTAAACTCTCTCACATCTTCCACAGGAACATCAAAAGCAACTACTAACATCTCATCAATCATTGAAAATGAACGGTCAGTTTTTCGCATTTTTATTCCTCCAATAGTGTTTTTGCTTCTTCTAAATAACCTATATCCGTATTTTCTGGTGTTTGGGATAGTAATAATGCTGCAATATGCGAACCATATACACTTGAATATAGTTCTTTATCCTGTATATAGGCAATACCATGTAATTGCATCATAAATACAATAAAATAAATTGCGTCAGGTAAATTCAGTTCTTTCCTCATAGGCCACATTTCATCTCTTACTAATTTTCTAAATTGATGGTCTTGTCTAATGCTAGTAAATTGTGGACTAAAAATAGATATTTGATTATGTAGCCATATTTTGAATCTTTCTTTACCAAAGTAAGTCTTGTATGAGTTTTGGTTGGAGTCAAAAGGATGAGTTCTGTAAAACTTCTTTTTACATTTAACACCACAAAAGGGGTATGTTGAATGTTTTTTTCTGCTTTTCCATTCTTCTCGTCTGCCCTTACATACTTTACAATACCAAAATACTTTCATAGGGTGATTAACTGGGGCTTTATTCGTTATTTTCATATTTATTTCTCCATAGATTTGAATTTGTTTTCTTACTCCATCCTGCTTTTTCAAAGTGCTTAAATCTCATTATTTGAGCAACTTGATTGCTTGTAAAAGAAGATACTCTTTTACTAGAGCCTTTTTTCTCATTGTTTTGTTTTTTAAGTTCTTCCATTATTTCTCTAACGGATAGTTCTTTGCCCTCTAATATCTTTTGTATTTTGGGCACAAGGGATTTACTTACCATATAAAATCCTCCAATGAAGTTTGTTCAACAATTACTGGCGTTGTTTTCTTTCTTCGTTTCTTTTCACCAATTTTAAGAATACGACACTCACTATTGTTTAGTTTCTTTTTTGCCCATTCTTTGAATGAAGGGTCTTTTAATAATTGATTGAGAACATCAGGATTTTTAACTCCTAATCTTCTTGATAAAGAAGGTATCTTAGAATACTTTCTTCTAATAGGCATTTCTAATCTACCTGCTCTATTACCACTATGAGCGTATGCTAACATCTCATAGAAATATCTTTGACTCCATCTTCTCTTTACTACTCCATCAACAAAAATTAATCTGTTTGGGTGCATATTTTCTGAAAGCCATGATATTATCTGAGTATCTGAGGGTTTATTAAAAAGCAAAAGATTACGAATCAATTCCCTATCTGTTGATTTAAGATACTCATAAACCAATGAATAAGTATCTCTTTCCCAAGAAAGAGGACTTACTGAATTTGGTGCTACTGATTTAATTTGTTCATCTAAATATTTTTTAGAACCTGCTCTTTTTACTTTACACATAGCAAATATATCTTTTGGAACACTTTTTTGATTAATAGAAGTAAGAACTACTTGTCCTTTATATTTTCTAATAATATCAAGTATTGCACTTTTATCAGGTTTATAGTGAACATCTTCAATAATAATTCCGTTCTCCACAGGAAATGAACCTACATCAAAATCAATATCATTTGCGTATAGAACAATTGGGTCTATTACAAATGTTTTTGCTTTTGTTGATTTTCCTGTTCCTGTTTTTCCTGTTATTAATATTGTTCTATTGTTATTCATTGTGGTTAATCCCATTAAATTACCCCTTTCAATTTAAGTATTCTATCAAGCCCTTCGGCAGTTCTATGTTTATTTTCACCAAGTATCTCAACTATCTCTCTAAACATTCCCCATTCATTTTTTGCATCAGGTAAATCGGGAACTAATTCAGTTAATTTAAACAGATTTTTTACCCCTCCTATTTTAAGAATAGGCTTAGGTCTTGTTTTAGATTCTGAAACTTTCAAAGAAGAAGAAATCTGGTGCTGTTGTAAGGAGCGTTGAATCCCTTCAAGGAAGGGTAGTTCTGCTCTTATAATTAATTTTAGTTTTACTCTATAACCTATTTGAGAGTCTTTGGCTCTTTCAATATGAAAATCAACTTTAGATGCACCAAGCAAAATACCTGACAATATTTGCTTATTATACATATGAATTACTCCTATAAGTTCCTAAATAATCTGCTTTATATCTTAAATATTTTAAACCATCTAAAACTAACATTTTTATTTCTTCTTCAAATGCACTAAAATCTCCAGCAAAAACAAAAGAAAGACTTGAACCTTGATAAACATTCCATGCTACTGCCTGTTCTTCATTTATTGTATCAAAAAATATAGCGATTTTTCCGTGTTCTATTTCGTCAAGACCCAATACTAAACCTTTTATTATCAAATCAACTTCATATTGTTTTAAATCTCCATAGATTACAAATGTAAAACTTGTGGCTAAGCCATAGTTTTCTATCCAATGTTGGATTTGTTCATCATTAAACATCAATCCTCAATCCTGCATGTATTCTTCATTTTCCTTCCAATAACCATTAGGAGCGTTATTTGTCTCAAGCCAAAAAAAGTGTGCCGCAGTTATCCGCTTGTCGCCCCGATTTATAGCATTTTCTTCTGCATTGGCTATGAGATTAGCAATTGCAGTTTCTACCCAATCACTAATAAAATACTTTGCGCTATTTGAAATAGTTAAATCTGTATTTTCTTTTATTAATTTAGTGACATTAATTTTGGTTGTTCGAGGAATTGGTTTTGGTGCAGGTTTCTCAGGAACTATTAATTGCCCATCAACAATATAAGGACAGTATTTTCTCTCAATTAATTTAGGTCTGCCCTGTTCATGTAAAATATTTTTTAAATGTGCATATCCATCACTATCAATTTTAATACATCTATATGTAGTTGTATCAATAATTGTCATTTGTCCTTGTTCAATCATCTTTTTCCCTCGCTTGTTTTAAAATTGCTTCAATCAAAGAAACATCAGCACCGTTTTGTAAATGTTTTAGAGCCATCAAAACAATAGCCGTAATTCTTTGTGCTTCCGAAGAATCTGCCGACCATTGAGTTTCTTTGTATTGAAGGTTTTGAAGAATCTTTTTACGGGTTTTTCCTTGTTCAAGAGGTTCTCCTAACACTTGTGCCCTTCTTTGATAAAGACCTTCTAAAGCAAGTTTATCTGTTTTCATTCTAGCATGTGCGCTACCAATAAAAGAACTTGTTTGTTTTAAACTTAATTCACTAATTTTGAATGCTCTCCCACTTGCGTTTGTTATATACTTTGCATTCCAATTTGCACCTTTATTTTTCATTCTAATCTCTCCACATCTTCTAATGTATTAATATCTGAAACAAACTTATCATCTCTAATTCTAACACATCTTGGGAATCTTAATCCTAAATTTCCTTCTGCATCACGACTAACTAAATCAGCCTTAACTTCTAAAACAACAACTGGTGAAACAAAGAATTGACCATCCTTAAATGATTCAACATTTCTCCTTAGTGTATTAGTTAAATTGATTAAATCAGAATCACTAAATCCAGTTCCGCACCAACCAACAGAATGAAAACCATTATTAGCCTTCACCCCTAACTCGTAAGTGCCGAATACGCTTGAGCGTTTTCCTTCTCCATATTTTGCTGAAAGGATAACAACATCAAGATTTATTTGCGGAGGTTTATATTTAGCCCAATAAACGGAGCGTTTGCCTGATTGATAAGGTTGGCTTGCATCTTTTACGATGATTCCTTCAAATCCTTCATTAATTGCTTCGTGATAAAAGGCCATAATATCGCCTTCTGTAATTCTGTGTGCTTGGTTAGGGAGGTTTTTCATACGGTCAAGTCTTTGAGTATAAGTTAAATCCATTACTGTTTCGTCATTGAGCATTAGACAATCAAAAATAACCCACTTAACTTTGACTCTCTCCATAGCCTCTTGAACATTTTTTGAGTGAACTCTTGTTCCCATTTGTTTATGAGGGGCAGGTGCGCCATTTTCCAAGATAGGATATATTTCACCATCTAAAATGGCGTTTTTTATGTCGTAGGTCTGAACAAGTTCAACAATATCAGGGAATTGATTAGTTACAATTTTACCCTTGCGATTAAAAATCATCGTTTTTTCTCCATCAATATGTATTTGGTATCTGTTTCCGTCGTATTTGTAGTCCACTACAAAATCAGTCGGCCACTTATTCATCGGAACTTCCTTAGCAAGCATAGGCTTGATGAATTTTCCGTAAGTTAAATTACAAGGAGGTTCTGTGCGTGTATCATAACAGGCACAAACAGTTTCAATTGAATTAAAATTCAAATGTTTTTTGACGATTGCTAGTTTCTTTCCATAGTGTTTAGCAATAATCTTAGCAACTGTTCCTTGATTAATACCGTTTCTTGGTGTTCTTAGCAAATATCTAATAAACCATCTTCGTTCATTTGCTGACATATTCTCAATAAGAGTTTCAACAACTCTAAATGAATCAGAATCAATTTTTCCACAATCTGATTCTAATGCTCTCTTTACCGATAATATGCCTGTTTCTATTTCTGTTTCTGCTGAAACATCAATATGATATACTGCTTCGCCTAAATCATTATGTGCCGCAAGCAAACCAGAAACTTCATCATCAAAAACATCAAATATTTTTGCTACCCATTTCATAGCCTTTGCTAATCCTAAATTGTTTGCTTGCAAAGTATCTTTATCTAAGATAGATAATACTAATCCTTTATTCTCAAAATTATCAAGACTTCTTGAAATCATCCCTATTTGTTGGGTTGGAATCATTTGGTCTGTCGCTTCTAACATTCTTGCCATTACTGCCCATGTCATTTATAATCATCTCCATATTTTTATTACAAGTTATTACCAGTTCTTTTAACAGGCGACTGATTTTCCCGTCATGCTTTTCAGCATAAGTCCACATAGCATTTGCTAAATAAATCCATTCATTCTTCTTCATTTGATTCACCATTTGGCGGTGTATTCAAGTTTTGAAGCAATCGTAAGAAATTAGACATTAATTGTTGAACAACAATAACTTCGTCTTGTTGTCCTCTTTCCATAAATCTATGCATCATATGAATTAATGATGCTTGAGTCATAGCAGGGGCTACTTTAGCCAAAGAATTATTATTATATATCTCCCAATAACAAACAAAAGATGCTCTTGCTAGATAATTACCGTTTGAAATATCATTATACCCCGCATTAAAATGTTCTAGCGCAAGACCTTTCAAACGCTTCTTATTTTGTTTAGCCCACTCTTCAAACTTTTTATTGTTTGTTGTAATCAAATATAACTTATTACTCATTCTTTTCCCCATCCATAAATTCTCTCATCGCTTGATAAAATTTACCAAAACAAAGGTCAATATGTTCTTTTTGAACTCTACAACCTCTACCTCCCTTTGGGGGAACTTTCATTTCATCTTCAACATATTGTGCAAATAAATCAATGATTTTACCCGCACAAGTTCCAAATCTAGGAACTGCATTATTTCCATATTGTCTTTCTTCATTTGCTGCTCTAAGACTTACTTTAGCCTGAACATCACTCACTCTTTTCATTTAACTCTCTCCTTAATATTTGTTTTAATAATTCTGCTTCTTCCATATTCAAACGAATACCTTTATTTGTAGGTTTATTATTCCTATACCAACGAATATCCAAGACTTCAATATTCCAGTATTTGCCTCTTTTAATTTTACATTCCATGTTAGCATCACGGACAATAGTTCCTTTTACTTCTAATTCATCTGTCAATTCATCCACCCCTGTTTAAATTTATCTAAATCCTGTCTTGATGTAAAGTATCTCGGTGTATCTAATTCTGATAAACAATTTACAACCCAACATACACCGCCTAAAGAAGAAATTTGGACAACTTCATATTGATTTCCATTTACTTCTAATACTTCACTTGTATTTATTTCAGGCACTAATCCATACTTTTTAGTTATTTCATTAGCAACATCATGTATATTATCAACAACATACTTTATTATATGCGCTCTTTGAATAGGAATCTTTGGTGCAACATCAAATTTAATTGAACCAGTCATATTGCAGACTTTACATTTATGTCCTAAACAAATAGGGCATTGTATTTGTGCTTTATGCGGGGCAGGTAAAGTAACCGTAATTGCCTTTTTCATTTATTCATCATCCTCACGCATTTTTCACAAACACCATATCGTCTTAGGTAATATGAATCAGTAGGCTTTATTCTTCTTTTACATCTATTACAATCCTCTATCATTTTACTTTCCTCCTTTCAATTCTCATTACATTACCATCTCTTACGAGAATAGTCATTGAACCGTCTTTGTAAACAATAGTCATTCTTACAATATCTTTATCATCAAGCATTTTTATTCCTCCTTAAAATAGTGCATTAAGCCATTGTTCTTTACGGGCTTTCCAGTAATTATACTTAATTTTACTTTACTATAATTAGCATTTAAGTGTTGAATTAGTTCACCTCTTGTGGGTATTCGTTTAAATCCATTAGCACGATTAGGATGGTGTCTTTTACTTAAATAAATATACAAATCATCTAATATTGTATTTAGTGTTTTAGGTTCACAAGTCATCATTTCTTCTAAATAGCCCTTGACAAAGACATTCATTCTCTTTCCTTTAAAAGGCATATTTATTCCTCTACTAATACTGCAACTTCTGTTGAATAGAATAACTGTGCAATTGACATAGCCGCTAAGAAACTATTTGCAGTTACTTTAACAGGGTCATAAACTCCTGCTTCATCTAAATCACCATAAGTATTACTTAATGCATTATATCCCATGTTGGGATTATCTTTTCTCAGGGCTTTAATCTTTTTGCATAGAACATCGTCTTTGAAACCCCCATTGTTTTTAAGAACAACAAATGGTCGCATTAGAGTATCTTTAAACCAATTAGGTATATTTTCTTGTTGTGCAATATCAAATAATGTCATACCGCCACCAAGAACAATACCTGATTCTAATGCCGCTTTAGTAGCGTTCAAAGCATCATCAAGTCTCTCTTTAGTTTCCCTCATTTCCATAGAAGAAGAAGCACCAACCTTAATTGTTGCAACTCCGCCTTTTAATCTTGAAATACGAGATTTAATTCTTGCTAAATCATAACCTTTCATAGTTTTAGCAACATCTTTAAGACTTTTGATTCTATCATCTGCATTTCCTTCTGCTCCAATAAAAGTAGTGTTTTCCTTTGTAATAACAACTTTAGAACAACTACCGAAATCACTTGATGTAATCTGCTGTGCATTATCTTTACTTTCATGATTATATACTTTACCACCAACCAAAGATTGAATATCACCTAATTCATCAATTTGAGCATCACCGAAGTTTGGAGCGAGTATAACTGCACATTCAACAGTTTTGTTGATTAAATTCATTACAAGATTATTTAATGCATTAGACTCCATACCTTTACAAAGAATCAATAGTGGTCGTCCTTGTGTTGAAGCATACTCAAGCATAGGTAATATGTCTTTGAATGCTCTAAAAGGTATATTAGACATGAATATAAGAGGATTATCAAATTCAACTTTTCCTCCTTCTGTATTACACATTAAATGGCTAATATAACCTTCGGGAATCTCCATACCCTCTCTATGGATTAATTCAGTATTATAGTTATTAGATTCTTCAACGGTTACAATACCATCTCTACCTACTATATTTAATGCTTCTTGAATTAGTTTCCCTAATTCTTTATCATTATTTGCAGCAACAGTAGCCACATTAAGAATATCCCCATCACTAATTTCAATTGTTCTTTTCTCCAAAGAGTTTAGAACTGCTTGTTTTAGACCATTAAGTGTTTGATTCATAGTATGAGTAGATTCATTATCAAATCCCATTAATGAATGACAAATAGCCTGTGCAAGAATACAAGCAGTAGTAGTTCCATCTCCTGATTTATCTTGTGCTTGACTTGCTAAGTTTTGAACCATTTGAACTCCCATTTGAACATAAGGGTCTTCATGGGAAATATACTTTGTAATAGTTACTCCGTCATTAATAATTACTGGGGGATTATTTTGCAAAATAACTGTTTTTGCTTGTGGCCCAAGTGTAGGTTTTACTGTATTTGCTACTAAATCAATTCCTTCTAGCAGTTTATGTTTTACTTCTTTACCATTCAGAATCAATCAATCACCGCCATTATGAAACTACTATGAAGAATAGTAAAACCATTCACTTCTTGATACTTTTGGTTTGTATCAAAAATAACTGTCTTTCCCTCTATATCAGGAAAATTAGGACAAGAAACACAAGTGCCTTCTCCATCGTTTTTAATTTGAATACCAGAAATATTTGTTGTATCTTCAATTAAAATAATTGCATATTCACCGACTGCTTTCATTCTTCTTCGCTCCTTATTCCTTTTCTTGTCGGAAAAGTAGGGTGGCTTCCTGCTAAAGCCCGAATAGCATTCCACATATCAGCCCTTTTTTCTTCATCATCAGTTGTATTATACATATCTAAAGACATTTGAATTGCTTTTCGGAAATCATCTTGATTCTTCCAACGAGGATGGTCTTTCATTTCATCTAACCACTTTTGAACCGCATCAAACTTTTCTTTGAGTCTTTTGGCTTCTAAATCCCTTTTAGGCTTAGTATGAAGATACCATGCATCATAAATATCAGGGTGAAATTCTTTCAACCAATTAACAATTTCTCGGTAATCCCAATTCATTCTTCTTCACCTACTTCATCATTTGTTGCTACACGAACCCAACCTTTATTCATATTTACATCTACATAAGTG